CTTGACGAGTAGCTGTTTTTCCTTTTAAATGTATATCAACCACTACTGGTTGTCTCTTTCCTTCTTTTTCTCTTATTACTCTACCTATTAACTGTGTAAGAAGTGGCTCATTGTTAACAGGTGTACCAAGTACTAAACAACTTAAATCATTTAGTGATATTCCTTCTGAAAAAATAGATTGTGTTCCAAATAAAATATTCTTATCTTTTCCTATTAGTTTCATAGTATCTTCTCTTTCTTGGAAGTCCATGTCCCCTGTAATTGACACTGCATTATCGCCCACTAATCTAGCACATGCTTTTAGAAAAGCAACTCTATCAGATACAACTAATACTTTATGTCCTAATGCAGCATATTTTGCAGCTATCATTGCTACACTATGCACATATTCTTCGTTATATGCCAGATGATTTATACGTTCTGCCCAAGGCGTAAACGAACCATCTAAAAATCTTATGTCTGACTTTACAACATGTATCTCTGGTATAAGATAATTTTCTTTAGGCGGTTTAAAAACATTATGCCCAAAGTAATCTCTAAAAACTACATGACGCCCGTCTTTTCTTTCTAGTGTCCCTGTCAAGCCTATCTTATATCTTGTAGGCATCTCGTCTACTATTCGTGTAAAAGTAGGACTACTGACGTGGTGCATTTCATCTAAAATTAAAGTTCCAAATTCTTGTTTTATATCGTCCATTTTTCGGTATAAACTCTGTATATTCCCGATAACTATAGGAGCGTTAATCTTAAAGTCTCCACTACCTATTCTGCCTGGTTCAATTCCAAAGCATTTTCGTACTTCTTTTTCCCACTGATTTCTTAGATTGGTAGTGTGCGTAACAACAAGTGTTTTTTGACCAAGCTTTGCAGCTATAGCTAAACCTGTAAATGTCTTACCCCAACTTACCCACGCGTTCACTATAGCATTGTCATCAATCTCATCATGTACTTTCTTTTGGCTTGGTCGTAAATCAAACTTAAAGTCTGCATGTTCTATCGGCGACTTAGTTCTCTTATCGATTATTTCGTAATCATCTGGGATTAAATCCATTCTTCCAATAGGTATAGAAATCAAACCCTCTTTTATAAAACGAATTGTTTTAAATACTAAAGGTGGGTCAGAAGGTATACGAGGAGCAATAGTATAGGTAAGTTCCTTCTCTATAGAATTATGTAACTCTTTAGTTACACTCATGTATATTCTGTTACTTAGGACTGCTTTCATTTATCTTATTTCTTAAATTAGTACTAGAAAAAGAATGAGCTCTACTAGTGTAGAAAATCTCATGTAATCCTTTACCAGTAAAATGTTTATCCGTCCAATCCTCTCCTACAAATCGAAGATGTATTGGTGTTGCTTCTAGCAAATCTAACAGACTTTGTTCTGTATCATAGGGAACAATTTCGTCAATGTACTTTACTGCTCTTAGTTGTATATATCTTTCAAACACTGACTGTACTGGTTGATTTTTTTCTTGTCTATCAATACTCGGGTCTGTCTGTAATCCTACTATCAAATGGTCGCAGTTATCCTTTGCTTCTTTTAGCATTACTATGTGACCTGCATGTAGCAAATCAAATGCTCCACAAGTAAATCCTATTGTTTTGTCCATTGTTCCCATACTTTTTTATTTTGTACTTTCATTGGGTCAGAATTATTATCCCAAGGACTAGACCAACCACACTTTTTCTTTCTTTCTCGTATATGCTTTGGTATATAATCTTTCATAACTTCTCTTAGTAAATATTTGTAAGTTCCTGAGGCATAATCTTTATGTAGTTTCATTTTTACTTTACCATCTTGCTGATAAATATATCTAGCAAACTCTTGTGTAAGATATACTGGTCTAGATTCCATGCCAAATAAACCACATGTTTGGTCGGCAGCTAATACATTATTTTCACTTGTTACCATTAAATCTATAAAAAGTGTAGAATTAAATCCTTGCTTATCTCTTTCAAACATACTTTTCTGTACCCATTTATGTCTTTTAGGGAACTCTTCCTGCCAAGTCTGATTGTAGCCTTCTGTATATCTTTTAGCATGATGTTGATATCCACTAAAAAACTCATCTGCACTATCTCCTGTTAATACAACTTTACACCCATCTTCTGAGGCTGCTTTAGCTAGGGCATACCTAGGCGCTCTTCTATTGTCATCATTCCATATAAGATTATTTTTCTCTAACCATGCTTTACCATATTCATCTCTTTGAGACTTAGATAAAGTTACTACTTTATATGGAACTCCCCACTCTTCACAAGTTTTAATTGCTAATTTTGATTCATTAGCAAATATTTCTTGTCGGTACATATCTCCTTTTTCATCGGAGTATGCACAAATATAAGCTGTTAAGTCTAGCCCCATGTCTTTTACTACGCCCAATGCGCATGTACTATCTAAACCACCACTTAAAAAGATTGCTGTTTTTTGTTTATTTTTTGCTACTTTTCTTATTCCTTGTACTAACTCATGTTTGAACTGCTCTGGATTAAACGGAAAGTTCTCTAGTTGGTACCCTGACCATAAATTTAGTCCTTTCTTTAGTATTCCAGTTCGTACATTATAATGATATATTTGACCAGGTTCTACTTTCATAACTCCTTTAAACGGACTACTAGTACCTGTCCATATAGCATTACCAAGAAAAGATTTTGTAAGAGGTACTGGTTTGGAGTCTTTAAAACTTGCTAGGCTTGTAGTAACACTAAGACCGTTATGTCTTTCTCGTCTCATCCATAGAGGTTTTGCTCCAAAATGGTCTCTTACGATATCACATATTCCTGTTTTATAATCCATATAACAAAAAGACCCATGCCAATTTGTAAACTCTATAAACTTAAACCCATATCTTTCATATCCATCAGCTAAAAACTTAGTATCATTTGGTATGTTGGAGTCATACATCTCTCCATTAAATACCATTATATTCCCTTTACTTGTTATGTAAGGTTGAACTTGTTTTTCTCCTGATATGTCTAGTAATACATGAGACCATGTTAATGCATTGAAGTATCTAATAGTTTCACCGCGCTCATCAGGCCCTCTGAATCTTTGCGCATCTATCATGCCGTCTACTTCTCTGCCTTCTGTACTTACAACAAATCCACACATTATAATTCTTTCCAATCTAGTATTGTATATTCTTTTATATCATGCCATTTCATAAACTCTACATCAAACATAATAATCTTATTATCTACTTTACTAGTATCTTCATTGATTGCTCTCATGTCCATACCCCTAGTAAATTCAGGATTAGTAGTCATTTCTCTAGTTTTTGTATCTCCGCTTTTGAGACATTCAAACTGTACTAAACATACTTTCTTTTCTAATGTTCTTTTTAATTTATCTAAATCTTGCGCCATGTATCTTTTTTCCTTTCAGTTGCATACTCCCATAGAGCATAAGGTATACCTTTTTTGTAAAGTACACCTGCCCATGTTTCTTCTGCCTTTGGTGGTCGTGCTACAGTAAATGGAAAAGGTATATCCTTTATCCAAAGTACTGTTGCCACCTCTTTCTTTTTTATAATCCTAATTTTATGATATTTTAATGGAGCTGTTTCTAGTTTTTCATTATAGAAATAACACCCATTAGAATCCACAAAATGCTTTCCTCTGTGTTTTAACATTGCTACTTCATCATCGCATTGATACTTCAATGGATAAATACTTTTCATTGGAGTCTGTAATCTTCTTATTCCAAGACTCTCTCCTAACATATTTCTATCATCAATGACTTGGTCTTCAAGCCATAACATATTGTCCAGTTCCTCTGGCTCTCCATGCACTACATATACTGGATATCTAATCATCTTTTGTTCTTCTTATATGCCATGTTTTATTCCAAAATTCTACAACCTTATCATACTCTTGTTTTCCATAAATACAAAACCATATTTGTTCAGGTTGTATTACTCTCAGTGATTTCTCTTTTGATAGGTCTGTTATATATCCTTTCTTATCTGTTAAACACCACTCCACACAAACATTAGCGTTTCTAGGGTGATGTCTACTGCCACTGTACTCCCATCTCCATTCAAATCTAGAAGCCAGTCTAGTACCTATCCCTAGACTATGAGGACGTAAGTATGAACTTTTTCCTTCTTTACTTGTTTTTACTATAGTAGGTTCTTCCATACCTGCAAACATTTTTAAATTTTCATCCCAATAGTCTTTATAAGTATATCCTGTATTGTAATTTATGTAAGGAGTTCTACTATAAAAAGTAGCAGCTCTTTCCAACATATAATCCCAATCTGGCTCAAAATTAATTCGCATATAACTTTTCAAACTTACCTAGTGAATAGTCATCAGCAACGTCAAAGTCACATCCAACTGGAGCGCCTGGGATTGATAATCCTCTATCTTTTTGTATAAACTCTTGAAGCTTTTCTGAATAATGTTCTATCTCATCTTCAGGAACTTCTGCTAGTACGGAATCGTGAACAAGTGCAAATATTTTAGACTTCATGCCTGTCTTTTCTATGTATCTTTGCATATCTATACCGCCCATAAGGTTGATATCAGATGCAACTGATTGCACTAAGAAATTAATTCCACTACGCACTTCGTGTGAGGCGATTCCCTTGTCTTGTGAAAACACATCAGGTAATCTTCTCTTTCTGCCAAATCTACTATATACAAATCCATTCGCTTGTATAAACTTTTTCTGATAGTCTAGCCACTCACGAAGTTTAGGGAAAGCCTCAAAATAGTCTTTGATAGTATTCGCTGCGTCTTGCATACTGAAATACTCTCCACTATCTTTTGTTACTTGTTCACTAATCTTTTTCGGTCCTGCTCCGTACATGATGCCAAAGGTAACAGCTTTTGCTTGTTGTCTTTGCGCACCAAAGTTTGCTGCTATGTCGTCAACATCCCCTGGCAGTCTAAATACTTGTTTCGCAATCGTACTATGAAAATTACCGCCAGACTTAAATACATTCATAAGTCCTTTGTCATCTGCAAGTACAGCCGCACAGTATACCTCTGCTGTTGTTAAGTCCATTGCAACTATTTTGTTTCCAGCTTTTGCTTTGATACAACCTTTTACTGTTGGATTGTCTCTTGGAAGCTGTTGCATATTTAGTTTACCACTACTACTCAATCTACCACTGGTTGTACCGTGAAGGTTAAAACCTGTGCGAAGTCTTCCATCCATGTCTAGATTAGGTATAATTTTATCAAGATATGTAGTCTTGATTTTTACTTTCTGTCTGACTTCTAATATATGCTTTGGTACTTCGTGTTCTTCTGCAAGATTGCCAAGTACTTCGGCATCAGTTGACAGCGCACCCGTTGCAGTTTTCTTATCAGACTTAAGTCCTATATAATCAAAAAGCAAAGCTCTTAGTTGTAGAGTTGAGTTAGGGTTAAATGCACCCTTGTCTGCAATAAATTGTTTGACTTCAGGAAACTGATACAAAGCTTTTACTGCTGTATCAATATCTTCGCCCATTCTTTTAGCACCAAATTCTAAGCGCACAGCATCAAAAGGAACTCCGTTGTTTTCAATACACTTCAAGAATCTACAGCCTTCTACTAGTATATGTTTATATACTCCATAGAGTTTATCATTTGTTTTAAGAGCTTTCTCAAACTTCTCAAATAACATAAATGTTACTATAGCATCCATTGCCGCGTAGTTTCGCATAACATCAAATGGAACCATACTATAATCAAAAGAATCTTTGAGTATACCTGTTCTCTTTTTGAAGTCAGCTATCCAATTAGAAAGTTCTGCTTCGTAATCTCCATATGGAGTGTGCTTGATTGCTAGTGTCTTAAGCCCATGTGTTCCTGGTCTTTCATCAAACATATAGTGCATTAGCATAGTATCTTCAAAATGAGGAAACTCAAAGTTGAAGTGATATTCAAACCATTGTAAATCAAACTTAGCGTTATGAAATACAACTCGTTTCTTATTAAATATCTCTTGCATTAGTCTTTCAGATTCTTCGTCCATGCACTCGCAATCGGCATAGATACCATGCTCATTTTCATAGGACATCGAGAAACCTAGCATATAGCCATCACGGCAGTACAATGCTGAAGTCTCTGAGTCAAGCGCTATGAAGTCGCCTTCGTGGTCTAACGCATCTTGCAGCCACGCATTTAGTTGTTCTGTGTCTTGTATGCCGTAGCACTTATCTTTCGGTATGGTCATTTGTTTGAGTTTTCCACTCACATATCCCGTTATACTCTCAACAGCTTCCTCGAATGACTTCTTTGCTTCTGGTCGAAACTTTATCATTGCAGGATTGATTATTGCTAAAAATTTATCATCGCAAACTTTTCCATTGTACTCAGTTATGGATGTCTTTCTCGTATACATTTTGAAAGGCTCTGAACCCACAACTATGAGCCATTCGTACGCATCAGTATCGATTTCGATATCAACATCTTTTTTCAAAATTTTCTTTTTACTAGAATCTGAACACAGGGCAAACCTGTCATATTCAAAATCAAAGTATTTATTCCAGTTTGTACTGGACATTGTTGTTTCTATAAGTGCTACGTTTGCCATTATCTAGTTACTCCATTTTCTACGTTCCACTGCCAATATGTTCCGTCCATATTATGTAGTGCAAAAGGTTTTTTAGTTGTATAGTATTCATGTTCTTGTTTAACTACTTTATAATTTCTACCATCAAACAATATAGCCAGTTCTCTATGTGACTGTTGTCCTGTATTTTGATTTGGTCTGAGTAATTGCATTCTCTTTTTGGTATCTTTAGTTACATTAAGTACTGTATTAACTTTATAAGTTTCTCTAAACCATCCAGCTAAGCGTGTATTAGTTAACAAATCTGTACTACTAATATCAATTTCATCAGGAATTACTCCTTCGTCCATTTCTGTTATTGTGTTAAACGGATTAGAAGTTATACTATATGATTGAGCATAAGTATTTGCATATCCATTTGTATGTTTAATTAAATTAATATTAACATTACCTATACGCGACCATGCTCTTTCTCTAGCTGCAGCAGTTCTTACATCTTCCTGTATACTCCTTACTCTTGAGTATAAATCTACTGATTCATAAAGATAATCTAATGTCTCAGGAGTAGTGTATAGTTGCGGAATATGGCCAATAGGATATCCAGAATTCCTAGCTACTCTTTGCAATTTTGTTTCATGGGTTGCTTTAGGAGAACAATGAAATAGACTTCTAAGTCTATTAAAACGTCCTTTCCTTGCTCTAAATGTATTTGTTCTATCTGATAAAAAGTAGGCTACTATAAATACTTTCTTAATACCAAGCTCTTCTGCTAACTCATATCCTAAAAATGGATTCCAAGTTTGTGATTTAGTACCATAACCTTTTCCATCCACGTAGCATCCGTAACTAGCTTTATCTGAATTCATAATTATTACAATATGTGATTGATTACAATTATACATAATATTTTTTGCTATTATAGCATGGTCTTTTTTATTTTTACTTACCTGTATAAGTGTAGCACCTTCGAAATCATCTTGTATAAAATCTAGTACTCTTTGGGTAGGTTCTAACCCAGAAAAACTAGCCATGTCTTCTTCTGTGAAACTATCGTCTGCATTTTCTACTATTGTTTCTACACCTACGTAAGTGTCCCCAACTGGGGCGTCTACTATTTCATCAAAGTCAGTCTCTGAAAGATGCTCTGCAAAAGGAGTTGCTGTAATATTACGTACTACTTCTACACTTGGCATTTCTATAAGACTTTGAGCAAGCCTTTGTTTCTGCACTGGTTTACCTTTCTTAATAGTGTGGTCTAGTGCTAGAGTATCATCCTCATCTATACTTATATTGAATCTATACTCACTTCCATATTTGGTGTTGTAAGCAGTGATTATTTTTTTAAGTTCTTCCATACTAGAATGGTGTGCTATGAGAGATAAAACATACTTCCTCTTAGAATCTAATCCCTTTCTAGTTAGTCTCAAATGAAATCTTTTCAAGGATTCTAGTCCTGAAAATAACTCTACATCATATTTTTTTATCTTATCATTTGTAGAGTCCATAGAATCATTTGTGCTATAGTGTATAAACACTTCTATGGTTTTTGGTTCTTGATTTTCTAGTGCTGTTCTGACTGTATACTCAGTTTTACCTGATTGCATAGCACCATTAATCATTATTCTTTTCTTTGACATTATATTTCTCCTGCCTTTCGGCTTGTTTTTACTTTGTGGACTTTAGCCATAAAGTTTTTCTTTAAGTCTGTCAATCTCTGGTTCTGTCAAATTACCAGGATCAACGTTTGCTCGAAGTTTTACTACCCTTGCAGATAGCTCTAACTTCTCCGCTAAATCTTTTGCTTTCTCAGCTGCTTGTATACCCGCCTCATCCCCATCAAACATAATGTCAACTCCTGTAATTCCTTGAAGTTTTAATAGACTTAGTTTGACCCAATTCACTTGTTGTGTACCGAAACAGCACACTGTATTCTTGAGACCTTTGTCCCAAAGGTTAAGAGCATCAAAGATGCCCTCCACCAATATAACTCTATTTTGAATAGGTTTTACCTTTGCTGGACAGAACGGCATCTCTACTCCTTGAGGGTAGATATAATACTTTTGATTACTGAAGTCGTCCAGACTTCTACCTATTAAAGCCACAGTCTTACCTGTAATATCGCGTATTGGAAAGATGATACGATTCTCGAACTTGGGTACGTTCCATGTGAACGCGTCCCACTTAGCAAGAGTCTCTTCGGAAATATTCCGAATACCACCACCTTTCCAAGACAGTCTATCCTTTGGGAGTTGGATTCCGACAGTTGCTGACCTGACTTTGTTGATTGATTCTTTAATTCTGTGCATACGAACTTCTAGTGGAGAAGATGGTGCACCGAAGAATGTAAACAGATTACCTTTGTACCCACACGAGAAACAATGAAATATTCCTGTGACTTTGTCTACTCTCATTGAAGGAGAGTTATCCTCATGTTCTGGGTTTAAACATTTTATGAGAGCATCCCTACCACTTAGGGTATACTGTATTTTCTTCTCTCGTAATAAGTCTTCTGCTATCATAATTACATATATTATACATGAATTTTAAGGGTTTGTCAAGAACTAAATTCTTGTTACCCACGATTTATCATCGAATGTTTGAATCATTTTTCCTCTAAACTTTTTATTTACTGCATTTACTACTTCGGGCCAACACTCTGGATTATAGTCATGACCTGCAATGTAACCACCTTTCTTAATTTTTGGTAAGAATAAATCTATATCTCGTTCTACAGATGCACCAGTGTGGTCGCCATCAATGTACACAAAATCAAACATATTATCTTTGAAGTAGTCTACACAATCAAAAGAGTAGTTTCTCCAGAAATCTATGAAATCCCAGTATCTACAATTTACTTTTGCTTCCATAAGTACTTGATATCCTTGTGGAAAATCATAAGGGTCTATTGTGTGTATCTGTTTAAACATTCCACTAGCGGCAAACATTGATGTCGACTCACCAGCATATGTTCCTATCTCTATCATCGCAGCATTTTTAGGTAAGTCCATACTTGTCATCAGTGCTACTAGTCCAAACCATTCTCTGTTAGGGTGTACATCCCACTGGTACGGAGGATTAAATCTCATACTTCCCCACTCGTACTGAGAGCCTGGAGTTAAATAGTTTTCTTTCTTATTCTTATTATTATAAAGTATCGTCTTTGGCTTCTTTATGTTTCCATCCATCTAACTCATCTCCTATCTTTTCAAATACTCTGTAATCTGTTCCCATAGAGTCTACACCATTTTCTTCATAGTATCGTGATTTCCATACTAACTCTGCCATTTGAAACCATATTGCTACTATTCTTAGGCGTTCTTGTTCGTCTCCCCATAAATTAAATAATAGCCACCATTCTGCATCAAATCGACATACTCGTATTTCTTGCCCATGTAAGGCAGGGAGTTCCTGAAGACATCTCATCCTCTGACTCCCTGCTATGGGGTACCAGTTTGGCATACAGAGTATGGGAGATTTTACTCCGTCTTTTGCCAAACTTTCCCTTAACTTTTCATTTAGTGGAACATTCTGTATGTTCTCTTTTATTTTTTCTTGCTCTAGTAACCATCCTACTGTTCTCACATACCACGTATGGGGTGCTAATGGTACTAGCTCTGCTGTTTCTCTACTGACTCTATCATACGCCATCGTTCATCTCCCTATATCTTTGATTCCATTCATCTTCATAGATTAATCTAAATTCTTCTAGTGTAGGAAAAGGTATTTCTATTCCTTGTCTATTTGTTCCTATTAATTTTTGCAGGTACGTTGTGTACGCTACTTTAAGTTGTTTTTCTGTGTACAAAAGCATTGTTTATTTTCCTGTTAAAATAATATTTTAGTGTTAATTCATATATTCCTGCCACATCTTTTACATTCCAATGGTCTTGTGCATTTCCTACTGCACCAATGTACTTATTGTTATGCCATATATGAAAACCTGTTTTAGAGGATACTTCTTTCCATTCTCTGCTGTTATTTGCATTTCTTAATCTTGGTAGTATTCTATCCTCACTGAATACTATCTCATATAATCTGTTGTCTGTTCTGTGTTGTGCTGTTAAAGCTATATCTCTATTCCCGCTGGGGTCTAGTTTCAATTTAGTAATCCCTGGAAATACTTTGCCAAGTCTTCTATAGTTTTTTATATCATAACTAATTACCCAAGCTGTCATATCAAAGTTTAGCACTTTGTTTAACATTAGTCTATTCAATCCTGGGTGTATAGAATACTCTTTCTTTTCATCACTATACCACACTATAACTGGATTAACAAAATTATCTTGTAATACATCTTTTACAAAAGCGTACAGTCTTATGTCTAGTCTATTCTGCTGTCGCTTCCACCAACCTTCTACATTATGTAAGTCTACAAAATTTATAGTCTTAAATAAATCTTTAGTTGATATCTCTCCAATACATATTCTTTGTTGTAAAGGATTATAAATCATAGGAGCTTTCTCCTGTTGACATTGCTTCTTTCATTTCGGCTCTTTCATCTGGGTCTATCTCATTCTGAGTGCCGATTCTCAAACTATCCCAGTTCATTGTAGATACAAAACCTTCTACTTTTCCATTTCTCATCTTATCACATTTCAACTTGATTGCAGGTTCTGTATCACCCCAATGCTGAATACTGTAGGCAGCATCAACTGCGTCAAGTATACCCTTGGCAAATCTCGCTTCTCCTTTTTCGTTTGTTTGAAATGCTGAGAGAACAAGGACATTGTTCTCCTGGGCTAAAGATTTTAACCCTTTTGATATCTCTATCTGCTCAGTCCATTCGTACTGACCGCCTCGACTCGGGGCGTTGTGGCGTCTGACTTGGTTAAGGTAATCCACAATAACTATGCCAAGGTCTGGAGTAGACGCAACCTTTTGTCTTACTAC